AACGGTTACCACTTGCGCCATCGGGCCGAATGATAGCTGTGTCAAGAGTAAGGTTACTCTGAGGAATAAATCTACCTTTGACCCGGACTACTCCGTAACCACTACCACCACCAATGAAGTAGGGGCGTCTAATCCTTAATGGACCGTTGTTCAAGTCTCCACGCCAACCAGCGATAATTCCTACATCACCATAGCCGTTAGGCCAGTAACCATAGTTATCGTCAAAGTTAACATCATTGAGAGCAAGCTCTCCTCCAATTACCACTAAATTACCGTCACGAGGCCATGTTCCACCAGAGAGCACGTAACCATTAAAATGAACGTTCCAACGAGAGTCAACTCCTTCAATTAATCCAGCACCAGCAGTTCCATATAACTGTTGACAGTAGTTGAAAGTTGTGCCAAAGATGTTATGCTCAATAGCTAAACGGTTACCAGTACCCTTATGCTTTGCATAAACATGGTGACCACCAGAGCCAAGGCTACCATCCCAACCATTATTGAAACATAAGTTTCCGTAAAGCTCAACTCTACCTTGAGAGTCTACGTTATTCTCTGTAGAGATGTAGAAACAATTCTGTCCATCGTGACCGTAACAATGAATGAACTTGACACCATTGTTTGTCTGATAAATCCAAGCACCAGCGCCTGCATTGATTGGGGTTGTACGGTTAGCCCAATCGCGGGACAGCTCTAATCCCCAGAACCACACATAATCTGCGGAAACTGTAAAGTGGTCTGTGACAGGGAGAACACCAAATATGTTTGCGCGTTCTCCATTGTAATTACGGAAGATTAACTTTCCGTCTGCGTTGTCAACTCCTGAACCTAAAACGCCATGTGCGTTACATAAGAGATTGGATACGTTATATACACCAGCCCTCATACCAACATGAGCCCCGGTAACCGGAAGTTTACCATCTCCCTGAGCACTACCAGGCCCCTGGCCCATAGCATAAGTAATGGACCAAGGGTCAGCAATACTTCCTGTACCAGTACCACCACCGGGAGCTACAAAGAAATCATAAGTAAATAGAGGCGCAGCTGCCACAGCGGACTGAACAATTCCTTGGCTCCACGGCAGAGATACTAAACGTGTGCGATGGTACACCTTCTTAACACTCCACCATTTCCATCGCAGCACAATAATTCATGGAAGCTAGCCCAGAGGCAACGAAAGCTGATACTGGACGTAGGAATGCATTATCAACCTCTAACGAAGCTATGATTGATTGCTCACCCATAGCAAACCAACCACTAGCTCCCGCTGCTCCACAACCAATGGATAAACTAAGTGTTGCTCCAGATAATGCATTAGGATTTCTGCGTCCTGTATTAAACGCTACTTGACCAGGGTCTCGTGGAACTGGTGTAATAAAAGATGCACCACCCCCAGAAGTAGCTGCTTTTTTTACACGAAATGAAAGTCCTGTTATAGCGGTTAATCCAGCCCCTCTCCCATGTACATAAAATCCCAACAACCCAACTCGCTTACCAGTTGGATTAGCTATAGTCTCTAGTGCTACGGCACCTGTTTCAGTATTTGGTGTTCCACTAGTTGTTTCTACTAATCCAGAATCAACGCCATATACAAACATCAGCGCCTCCCTTACTCTTGTACTTCGGCGGAAAGCTCGAAGTTAAGAGAAGCTGTACCCGAAGCATTAAATACGTCGAGTGAGTCAGCAGAGCCAGATTCAACAAGCAACGCAGCATCAGGATTTGGTGCAACCCAACCACCAGGACCAGCAGCGCCACAACCAATAGAAAGCATTAACGTGGGGCCGCCAGTACCAGGAGTAACAGCGCCAACAGCATAGCCCGCCGTACATTTAGACGCCTGTGCGCCAGGGTCACGCGGGGACGGTGTAATAGCGGTTCCACCAGCAGCCGCAGTAGTAAACCACTTCTTAACACGGAATGAGATACCAGAGATAGCGGTTAAGCCCGCGCCTCTGCCATGCACGTACAATCCAATTAAGCTAGTAGCACGCCCTGTACCGGCTGCAATGAAAAAACAATCATTTTCAGTAGTAGGCGTAGCGTTACTGGTTTGAATAGCCCCAGGAACTACTCCATAAACGAACATTTTGTGACTCCTTATTAGGAAACTTTGTGGATGCTACGTCGGATGACTAGCCACAATGCAATAAGGGTCATTGTGTCCTCTTAAGTCCTTCTCTTGCTAACTTCGCAAGAGGATGGTTAGTGTCATCAAGAGCCTTCAATAACTCATCTACGCCCAATAAGCGCCCGTATTCTTCTAATTGCATCATGTTTATACGTTGATAGAATATCTCGTCAGGCTCCATGTAGGTACCAGCGATTGGTCCCCACTTAACAGAACAATTATCGCAAAGATAGAACGCAAACGTCATGTTACGTTCGGGGACATAACCACCGTCCCCACCACAATTAGCACAGAAGATAGGTACCCACCAGACACCGTTGATAGATTTATGGCCTTTACTACCACGAGTATCTGGTAAAATGTCTGGTTGAGTGACCTGCTCACCAACGGGAATCATTTAAATCTCCTATCTTGTTTTTTCTCTAACTTCTCCTCAAAATCGTTATGCATACCAGACAAGGCAAGTTGAAACTCATTCCTAAGAGTATGACGAGTAGTCTCTATTGAACCATCAGTAACTTCAACACCTTCTTCAAGCGACTTGATTCGAGATGCCATTCCATTGTTTCCGTTAACTCCAAACAATGCTTGATAGATTGTATCTATTTTCTTTGACTGCTTCCAAAGAAATATAATAGCAGCAGTAGCTAGGGTTGTGTTTAATGCTCTCCACTCAAGTTCCATCTACACATCCTCCGCCGCATAGCCTAATGGCTGTAGGCCACTACGATGTGAGTCCTCTTTCTCCTTCTCTTCAACAGGAGAAATATCCTTAATCAAGGCTGCTTGGAAAGCTCTGGCATTACGCGCGGAGTCAAAATCCCTAAGCACTCCGATGAACGCTCTTGAGACACCACCGAACAATATAATTTCATGCCATACACGAGGGATTGGTGGAGTCGGAGAAGTGTTGGAGAGGTCAGATAACTCAAACCAATAGTAAATCTTAAGAGTGTAGATATTGTCAGGAGTGGGCCAGAGCTTAATCCCACCACCGTTTCTGAAATACTTTTCGGGCTTACCCTGCGCATCCGTTCTATTAACATACTCCTGCTCAAACACATCCGCGCTAATTCTCTCTAACGGGATGTGCTGACCAGTGTTTAGGTCCTCAACACTCAACCCTTGAAGAGCCTCAAAGGAGGAAGGGATTTGGTAGAAGCTAGTACCGCTCGCCGTAACGAAGGACCCAATGACTTCCTTCTCACGAAACTTGTACTTATCTAATACTTCCCACAACGCCCTGTTGAGAAATGTATCAGCACCCGTTTTATCAGGTGTATCCACATCTGGAATTTCATCTTGAGAGTCTCCTACTATCCCAAGATGTTCCCTTAACTGGCGTCTTAGTGAATCAAGAACGAGTGCGCTCACGCTCTCTCCGCATAAACGTCGAGGAATTCTTCAGTACCAGCTTTATCTACGATAACGCGGACCCAAGCTGGACCAGTTATAGTTACAGGAAGGGGGTGGATAAGTGAATTGTCCTCAACGATACAATCAACAAAGATTTGCGAGTCTTTGTGATTGCCAGTTACGTTCCACTTACCCATCCCCAACGGTACTAGCGCGCCCTGTTTTACGAACAAAGGACGTGCTCCTATCAATAAAGGAAGTCGCATTTTCAATAAGCCCTCATGTTTAACTAGTAACCTACCAAAACTCTGAGTAAATCTCCGTTGGCAGCAGCAGCGTCTATAGCGGTAGCAACAACACCCATTGCATCCGTTACAGCTGCAGTTGCGGCTGCGGTCACTCTTCCAGCGGTTGTAGCCGAAAAAGTAACCTGAGCACCAGCACCAATGACACCATCAGCTATAGCGAGACAAATACCAGAGTAACAAACAAGAAGAGATTGATTAACGAGAGCTGCTTGTTCGCCAACGTCCAAAGAGTTTTGCAGAACATAAAGCGAGTAATCTGCTGTACCCCTCGGAACACCGCCAACAACGATACCAGCTCTCTTTAACCTATCACCTGCGGTCACGCTCTTATTGACAGTAAACGCAGCGCTCCAAAATACTGCATCTCCAATAAGAAGCGTAGCAGCAGCCTTAGCAACTAATGCAACCCCACCGCAAGCAAATGCACCACCATCATCCCCTTGAGAGTCATTAGTGAGAATCCACGAATAACCAGTAGGGTCACGGTCACCCACAGCGATAGGGCCAGGAACGTATACCATTTAGCCCTCCTCGTTAAGTGGGGAACGCACCAGCATGACCGTGGAAATCCACCACCCAAATAAGGAAGCGAGTAGTGGCCTTATACTTAGCAACGTCCGTCTCGAAGTCAAACGTATCATCAAACTCGATAGGACGCCGTACGTCGTAGTGAGCATCATTAACCCGTGAGTCAATCAACATATACGACTCAGCAAGTGACTTGAAGTTACTGACGACGTGCTTAATACCAGGCAGCCTCTTCTTCAGAGCGTTGTCTTGATTCTCCGCTGTGAAGGGCTCCAACGTAGAGCCGAAAATCTGAAGCGCCTTACTAATCTTCCTCGGAGAGTAAACAACTGTATCCGGGTTAGTTGGACTCGGGTCTCCGTTCCAATCAACAGCTAGCGCGTGTAAGTCAAGCAGCGCGGTGACACCAGTTACACTGAACCCAATGTCTTGGGAAGGCCGCGTTGCCATCGTTGCGCCGGTGAGAGAACCAAACAACGTGTGAGCTGTGTGGTATAGAGCTAAGTTGTCAATAGTCTTAAACGTAGCTCCAACTGCTCCGTCATCAAGTAACGCCACAGCTCTATACTCACTAGTCATCCTAGCTGCATGAGCAAGCCACTTAGCAGCTTGGTTGGCTTTCTTGTACTTATCATCTTCAACAGTACGACGTGTAATAGAGAAACCTAACGCGAACTCCTTATCAACACCAACCACCTTGGGACCTAACTTCGGGTCCTCATAAGTAACTGGCTCACCATCACCACGCTCTAACAACATTCTCATTCCAGTGATGACAGTTGCTTCTTGTTCGGGACCATCCATAGTACCCACCTTCAAGTAACCCGGATACTGTGGTGTCAACTCTTGCCACGAATCACGGAAATCAGCACGTAAACCCGCACGGAAGAGTTGATTAAAAGCACCCTGAGTAATCATTGGGTCTCTCTCTCCTATGCAGTTAAGACGAGGACAGCTTCAAGGAACTTCCAGAACACAATCTTGTTATCGAAGTCAGCATCAATAACAATGACAGCAACCGTAGTAACATCAGCTTGGTTAACAGCCCACTCACCAGCGGCAGTACGAATGAGTCCATACTTTTTGTCAATATCCGCTTGGACTGGCGTAACAGGGTCAGTACCACCGTTAATCATTCTTGAGCTAAAGACGGTGAGACGGTTACCCTTCGCAACGCTAACCTCTTGAACAACTCCCGTACGAACAGCAACCTGACTGTCAAAGTTAAGCTCACGGCCAGGTTTCGAGCCAGCAGCTTCAAGGGCAACTCCTACAATAGTAACAGCAGCAGAAG